AAAAGAACCTACTTGATATTTTTTTTGATTTTGCAGTCCTTCTGATAAAAGATTAAAAGCATTTTCAACTGTAGTTATATCGTCTGCCATTTATTTAATTATCCTTCTGATTCTGGTGCAAGGTTTTTAATTTTACTGCAATTCTACCTAATATGTCTTGGTCTTCTATTTCTTCTACCAAAACAGCCATTATTTCTTGAATGAATTGTAGGTTAACCATTCCTTTTTCAACTTCTCGCTGACCTTTGATTCCAATATCTAAGGCTTTAGCTGCATCAAACGCTCTATCAAAATGAAGTCCGTCTAGTTCAGTGTAAGCTTTCTTAGTTAAATTAGAATAATTATCCATCTGGTCTTTTTGCAATCTAGCAAATCGTTGTCCTTCTGTCTCCGCTATTTTCTGTTGGTTATCGACAGTAGCTACATTCTTTTGTTCGGACCATTTAAATTGTTTGGCCCAAGAATATATAGTTACTGGTTTTACTTCCAGGCCAGGCGTAGAGATTTCTTCCGCTATTTCTTTAGCAGTCTTATCCCCCGTAACAAATAATTTCATTGCGTCTAATTTTAATGATTCAGGAAATCTTTTAGGCATTTGTATCTCTATTCATAAATGCTGTTAGAGTCTAAAATGTCATAGCCATCATCCGAAACTTGTTGACTATCAATGTTACCACCTAAAGCACTACCATCTGAATTTAAGAAATTACTGAAATCCACATGTCCTGTTTTCTTAGTAGCTGATGAAAAGCAAGAAGGCACTTTCATTTTGCCATGTGTGCCAACCTTCACCTCGTCAAATTTAACCGCTATTTCACCTCTAGTACATAAAGAAGTCCATATAGCTTCTTGTTCAGCTATTGGCTTGTAACTCTTATTCTTGAGTATAGTACTATTAGTTCTCTGCAAACCTTTTATATCTTGATTGTGAGTACATCCAGTATATTTACACCATACTATAGTACCATATTTTTTTCTTATGTCTTCCTCTGTTGGTAGTTGTTTTGTAAAAGTATCTTTATACTCTCGTTTTTCTTTTTCAACTTCACTCGTGAAATGAACTTGTATTTCAGGTCTTACATTTTTGAGACCACCCTCACCTAAAACCATGCTAGAACCTCCTTTTGTTCCATAATGCGATGCAGGCAGCATCAGCATAATCTTGTTCTGTAAATTTATCGCCCCACTTCTGCACGGCGAATTGCTTTATATCTTGTTTTGTGGCGTTTCCCTTATTTAAAACTTCTTTTTTCCATTTTCTATTATCTATTTTTACAGTATCTATACCTGCTTGCAATAACGAAAACCATACAGCGCCAACTACATAAGAGATAGTTATAGCAACTTTATGATTCTGAACAAAAATCGCCGCTTCTACGGCGGCATTATTCGTTATATTTATTGTACTGATATCTTTAGAAAAATCTAATAAAAATTCATTGAATCTTTCATCGAATACCTTTTTTGAACTAGACCATTTATGTAATGATACTAACTTTTCATCGTCATCAATCAGAGCACCATGAACAGCTAATGACGAACAATCTAGTCCTAAATAATTCATAATTGTTGTCCATAAGTTCTTATCGTAATAACACGACTAATTGTAGTAAAAGCGGTAGTATATGCTTTCAATAATCCCATAAAACTCTCAAAAGATGCTTGTTGTTCTATTAATTCATATTTTAATTCTTTTAGAGAACCATATTTAGATAATATTTCTCCTCTTAATTCATCTTTGGTAGGTTTCTTTTTTCCAGATTCTTCGTATTCACTAACAACTTTATATACCGCTGTGTTATATCCTTCATTAAAAGCAGCCTCATATGCACCAATAGTAGCTTCTACATCAGCAACCTCTATCTCCAGATATGATTTGTAAGCACCAATCATAGTTAGAAATTCTTCTAATTGTTTATTATCGCAAGTACTTAATATAGGGAAATCTAAATCTCCAGCGGCCTCAGGTTTTTTAAATTTAGGTAAATCTAAATCATTTAATTTCTTCTGGACTCTGCCCAGCGCTTTAATAGGTGTCCATTTAGTTTCCTTTGCTTGCATTTATTTCCTCCATATTTATCTTTCTACAAGCACACCAAGTAGCGCCAGTACATTTCGTTGGCGGTTCAATCATTGCTTGTATTTTAAAACAACGTTCAATGATTTTTTCCCATTCATCTTTATTACGTTCTACTAAAAAGGTTTTTATTTGTTGGTCGTTTTTATTCTCATATAAAACAGTACCCATATCGTAATTACCCATGTTCAAATACATTTGTAATTGAACTTTATGTTCTTTCTTAGGACCAGATAATCTAGAGAAACCATTTGTATTAATACTCTTTAATTCCACAGGTAAAACTTGATATTCTTGATGTTTAATTAGGAAGTCTATTCTACCTGAAATAGATGGAATTTCATATTTCACAGGAATTTCACTACCTAACAATATACCTAAACTAGAAAACCAGGACTCAACTCTTTTCTCAAGATAATTACCATTTTGAAATATTCTATTTAATGTAGGTTCGAGTTTTGATTCCACCATATGTCCATGATATATCAACCAAACCGCTTTATCACACGAGTTACTCAAAGTAGATGGATGAAACACACCACTTCTAGGTGGCGTCATAACGCCTGTTAAATGTCCATCAATTAAATCATGCAACCATGTATCTGGTTTACTCTTAGGTGCTCTTGGTTTTACTATTGATGCGGACTTTGGTCTGGTTCGCTTAATTTGTTTAATGCCTGCCATATCGTCTCCTTAATTTTTGTTTTAGTCACTTCAGGAACGTGTAGTACATATTCCACAAACGCCGTGTCTAATAAAAATGTGTCACGTTTAATATCTTGCTTTTGTAAATGACCGTAAACTCCATCTGCCTCTATTACCATTTTAATGTCCGGAATATAAAAATCTAAAATGTATGGAGGCACATGAAACTGTTGTTCATATCTCATACCAAACTCATCAAGAATTAATGCTATAATATTTTCTTGATTAGTATAATCTCTAGGTGGTAAGCTCATTCTTCAATTCCTCAAAGAGAGTTGGGTTTTCTAAAAAGGCTTTCTTTATGCCATTCATACCCATTACCTTAGTATCTTTATATGTATACCAAGCACCTCCTTGAGTAATTAACTTAGTTTGTATGCCTTCTCTAATATAACTTTCTAATACATCAATACCACCCTCTACTCTAAAGGGTACAATAGCAGAACTCCAGTTCTCACCGCCTACTTTACTTTTGCGGAGTCTAACTTCCATATCGAATCCTACGTTTTGTTCAATCTTACCGACTTTTTCTTTAATCCAACCCTTACGTTTTACCTGTAAAAGAGAATGAGCAAAGAAAGTTTGTCCTATGCCACCAGGCATATTATCTATTGCTACAGGACCCATTGAAGCTCTCACTTGATTAATTGCTATTAAAGCAGAACCCTTTTTAAGGTGAGGCATTAACTTAGGTAACGAACTATTAATAAATCTAGCTTGCCATGCCATAGGATTGTAGGAAAAATCATTTTCCGCAACAGCAGATGGCACTAAACCCGCTATACTATCTAATACAATTACATCAACGCCTAACTGCATAGCTTCCCTAACAGCCTCTAAAGCGTTCTCTCCATCCTCTGGTTCTGAAACACTTACAGACTTAGTATCAACACCACATCTTTCAGCCCAATTAGCATCCCATGATAGTTCTGTATCTATCCAAACGGCAGTACCGCCTTCTTTCTGTGCATTAGAAACCACCTGTAAAGCTAGATAAGACTTACCTACATTAGTTGGTCCATAAATCAAAGTAAACTTCTTTTTAGGTATACCACCACCTGTGAGTTTATCTAACGCAGGAATGTTAAATTGTATTCTTTCATATCCAAAGTCTTCACTGTCACCAGATTTAAAGTGTTTACTTTTTAAGAGTTGTTTTATTACGTCTTCAGCTTTGTCTTTCATTAATCAGTGTCCAACATATCTTCAATTTGAGAATCGACTTTACCTTTTATGAACTCCCAAACAACATCAGCAATCTTTTTAGATTCTTCTAGTTGCGGTTCTATTGGTAATTCAGTATCTATCTGAGAAACTGTTAAGTCTACTCTACCATACTGATTCTGTTCTAATGGTCCTACTCTAAATGTAAATCCTAAATGTGCATCAACTTTTGCCATTTTTATCCCCCTTTTCGGTTAACTCGTTAGTAAAAGTTCCGTTTGATAACATGAGTCCAATAATACTATATCCACCTACATCTGTAAATGTATCCTCTATTGACTCATTCTTTGGTTTATCAGTATTAGTCCACAAAAGATTCTTTAATCTTGCCACCTTATCCCATAGTCGAACTGTTAATCCTTCTTCTCTAAAAGCAAGAATATTATCGTGTCCATAATCATGTTGTTTTGCTATAACTACTTCCGCTATCGCTAAAGCGGTCTTACGACATTCCTCTTCAAATGATTTAGTCATCTATTTCTCCTATGATTTTTACCGCGTACTCTGGAATTTTATTAATAGGCACTAAAATGCCTCGACTTGTATTATCGTCACCACCCCAAACCTTTCTAGCTATTTTATCTTTAAACATTCGTTTTACTATTTTTTTAAAAACATCTACCTCAAACATCTCAAAGAAACAAAACCTATCGTGGTAATAATACACCGGCATCCAGTACATCGCTTGTGTAGTAGCGAGTCCACTCGACTTTCCTCTAGACTCTATCTCAACAAATAGATTGCCGGTAGTTGCCCATATATCCCTTTCTGTTTTTACTTCGATTTTTTCATTCTGTAATATTTCAGCGACTCTCTTTTCTGATAGTTCACCGAATTGTAAATCATGCGTAAAAGTTTTATTAAATGTAACCATACTTATCCTATAAATATATCCATCATATCCAAGTATATACAGGCATTTTATCCATAACATCAAATATGTTTGGATGTTTCATCAATGCTCGTCTATAAGGCGTAAATTTAATTCCTCTACCCCATGCACAATGTTTTTTGAATAATTCTTCCTTAGTAATGCTACCACTTTTTTTGATGATTTCTATAAGTTCGTTAGTCTTGTTTGAATTAGTTGCTTTACTATTATTCACAATATCACAAAAGTCTTTATACATTTTTTCCATCTCATATTTGTAATTTAGTTTTGTCGATAGATGATTACAACCTAACTTCTGCATTTTAAATCTATGTTCTGAATCATCTAAGTATATGTTTAATAAATCTAATGCTTCTTGGTCTGTTGTAAAAAAGTCTGCGTCATTCCATAACTCATGATAGTAGTCACCATCATACATTATATAAGGACAACCATTCATCATTCCATCAGTTGTTGCAACACTCCAACCACCATACTTTTGTTTTGGCGAAAACCCAACACAACATGTTTTTAATTTATCGTAGTATCCTTGTTTATCAAATTTTTCATTTGTCAAATAAGGTCTGTCTGGTTCACCTGGTAGTAAAGGCACCCAAACTTTAAAGTCTTGCCTTTGTTCCCAAAGAATATCCATTAGTTGAATAAATTCTTTATAATGTTTATATGACTCTGGTCTATGATTGAATACTATAGTGTTATCATGATATTCTGAGTATTCGCTAATTATGTCTTCTTCGTTAACGCCTAAATATTGAACAGTAAGAATATTGTCTAATTCATGTATAGTCTGTGAATTGAAGTGGTTACTTGCTTGCTCTAACACCATATTCTTTTGTGCTTGTGTATTGATATAACACTTTTCCATTTCCAGTATACCACAAATGTTTTGTTTGAATGAATCTTTTGCCCATACAACTATATGGTCAAAGTCAAACCAATGAGCATAACCTATTACCTTAGGTATATGATGAGTAAGATTATAAAGAGTGTTTACAAGTTGATGTGTGTGTTCAGGCAAATGAGACATAACCAAATCAAAATCTCTATCATGTCCCACAAGTTTTGTAAATTTTACCACATCGAAATGACTTCTCATTGCTGGTGGATATGTAGGAAGTTCCCACATTAATTGTTCTGTATTATCGAAATCTAATCCATCAATATGTTTTGGAGACAATATAGTCCAAAATATATCTTTGTCCCTCAGTTCCCTAATCATGTTTTTAAGAACTTGTACGTATGAGTCTTGTTCTAAATTTTTTTGCCACGTTATATTAGGGTAAACTAACACCCTCATAGTTTTTGCTGTGTTTAACTCTTTATCTAATTCTTGTGTTATTTTATCTACATAAGAAATTGATTCTGGATGAATATCAAACTCAAATTGCTTGTTATTATTAGTTCCACTCATAAGCAACCCCTTTTTTGGAGCGGTGGGTTGGGATTGATACCAACAACTTCTACCTGGAAGGTAAGTGTGTTTCGTTTACACCACCACCGCGTGTTAAAACTTAGTTCCAGGATACACTATTTTCATCTTCTTGTGAAGCCGTATCCCAATCTATGTAATCGTCGAGTTTTGGAACCTCAAAATTTTTCTTGTTTGCCCAAGATGTTGAACATATTTCCATGTCTACTTTCAAGGGTATATCTAAACTATTAGTCTCTAATAAATCTTTAATTTTAAAGGGTATGGTTTCTAACTCAGAATCATGTATTTCCACAATAATTTCATCGTGAACCTGCAATAAAATATTAGATTTTTTACTTTCTAAATATCTAAATATCTCAATCATTCGTTCAGTTAATAAATCAGCACTCGTGCCTTGAACAAGATAGTTAACACCTTTGTAAGCAAATTGAGGATTAATTTCGTATACTCTACCATATTTATTCTTTATCCATCCTCGTTTAGTAACTGTTTCAACAACCTTATCAAAGAAGTCTTTTGAACCAACCATACCTTCAAAATATTTTCTTTTATATTCTCCCGCTTTTTGAGGAGTAGTATTTAATTGGTCTGCTAAAGTTTTATTACCTACGCCATAAATAGTACCAAAGGTAATACCTTTTGCCATTTGTCTATAAAACTTGTACTGTTTATCTTCCTCATCTGTATTAAAAGCTAATTTAGCTGCTTCTCCATGGAAATCCACATCGTCTTTACTTAATAATTCATCTATTACCGCATTACGAAAATACGACATGAACACACGAACTTCCATTTGAGAATAATCAAAACTAATTAATGAGTAATTAGGTCTAGGAACAAACAAACGTCTAATAGATATTTGCGATTTATCATCATCATTATATGATTCATCACCTATAAAACCCCATGTTTGTAATACATCGTCTGAGAACTCGAAAGCACTGTTTCTACCTTTAGAGGAAAATATAGCTATTATTTTATTTTTAATTTCTTTTCTAGATTCATCGTCTAATTTTACATCAGTTAATTTAAAATGGTTTCGTGGTATATTCTGTAAATTAGGCTCTCTGGATGATAAACGACCAGTAGCTGTACCCCAATTACAAAAGGAAGTTCTCATTATCTTTCTATTTAAATAAGGTTCAATGTAAGTTGAGTTGAGTTTTTCTAATGTTCTAAATTGTCTAATTAAACCAGCCATTCTATTATTAATGCTTACTAACGCAACTTCATTCCATGATGATTTACCTGATGGCGTTTTCTCTGGTGATTCAATTCCCATTGACCTAAACATTTTACCTATTTGAGCAGGACTAGAAATATTAAATTCCTTGCCAGCAATCCCAAATATTTGTGATTGTACTTCAGACAATCTAGCGGATATAGCATCATGAGTGTTAGAAGCGTATTCAACATCGACCTTTAGACCAATCTTTTCTATTTCAAATAACACACTAGTTAATTCTATTTCTAATTGAAAAACCTGTTCTTGTTTAGTTTTGTGTATTTTTTCTAAACAATCAATATAAATTCTAGAAGTAAGGTCGACATCCTTTTTACAGTACTCGCCTAGTATATCAGGTGGCGCCATTGAAAAATCTTTATTCCATTTATTAGCTCTAAGTTCTTTTTTGGTATCAATGTCATACTGCACAGACTCTTGTCCATATCTTCTTAACCCAGTCGGCGTTAACCCTAGCTCTCTAATATCCGAATGTTCCGTTAATCTAACCATGACAATTACATCTATTAAATTCTTTCCAGCGACAATTAAACCTTCATTCTCTAAAAAATGTAAATCGAATTTAATGTTATAACCTACAAAAGAATCCATTGTGTTTAAATATTCAATGAGTTCATCTAAACATTCTTGTGTAAGGTTCTCACCTTGATGATGTCTAAAAGGATAGTATTGCATTAGTCCGCCATGTTTTGGTTCGCCAACATCAATACCGCAAATTTGATTATTGTTATATGGGTCTAATCCATTAGTTTCCACATCTACAACCGCTAATCTCTCTTTTGAAAGCGTTTCTTTTAAAGTAGATAAATCGCTCTGGAAGGTTTCATTAGTGACAATATTAGCGTCACCATTATCTATTTGTAACAGTCGAAATTGCACCGTTTTTACTATCTCCTGTCTCTTTTATAATAACTTCAATTTTAGCGATTCTTAATATCTCTATAGCTTCTGCTTGTATATATTGTTGTTGTGAAACGATTCTTTTAACACTAGAATTCGCTAATATCTTAGCACAAGTTATACAAGGACTTACTGTAACATAAGCTGTCAGGGAATCATTAGAACGTAATTGAAGAAACGCGTTCTGTTCAGCATGAACCGCTAAACATTTTTCTAGAACCTGACCAGATGGTGAAGTAGCGCCTTCACATGGAATATCTAAACAGTGTGGGAAGTGTGTAGGAACTCCATTGTATCCTGTAGCAACTACATGATTCTTAGAGTCCACCAACACACAACCTACTTTTCTTCTTCTACATGTACTACGCTGTGCCACTAATTGTGACATTTCTAGAAAATAAGTATCTACATCTATTCTAGAATAATTCGTTGTCATCGCTTTGAGTCGAACCTTCTTCAGCGACTATGGCATTACCATATCTCTCAAAGTAGTAATCTTTTACAGGTGACAACGAACCTATTTCTGTAATTTTATCGCCTGGTATTTCATCTTTTTTAGGTGTAGCGCTAATTTGATACGATGTATCATATGCACCAGTACCGCTTCGTTTGATTTTCATGACACCGTTATTCAAACCATTCCAATCACTATATATGTCAACTAACATGTTCCATATATAATCTCCTCTACCGAAACTTAAAGGTATGATACGGAAATCATTTATAGTTTCTCGGAACATTCGTTTGCCGGCTGGACCTTCTATTTCTTCCCATTCGTCATTTCGTTTTTCAGTATGTATAACATTATATACATATGCCCAAAACACGAATTTATGTGATGGCCTTACATCATCTGGTACACCACTAGAATCAACTCTTTCATCCTTCAAAACATTTGCCCAACCAGTACCATTTCTAAATGTATACATGTATATCTCGTCAAGCAAAGTGTCTTCTTCATTGCCTGTCGCAGCTGATGTAAGAAAAACTTGGTCACCATCTTTCATCCAAATTTCTTTACCACTAGCACGATTACCGCCTTCTCTAGCGCCTCTAAATCCTTCTCGTGTTTTCTGAATTCTGCTTATACCACTCATAAGTACTCCTTTTACCATATACTTCTTGTTGTTAAAATCGACTTTAGGTCATTACTATATCGAATGTCCTGTACGTCTTTATAGCGTATTGGTATGTTTATAAAGGTTATCATGAATCTGTCTTGCATGTCAATGGTCGCTTTCTTTGTACCTTGTTTACCCGCATCATCATTATCTAAACACAGAACAACCTCATCAGGATTCAAAGAACTTAAACGTTCAATTTGCGTTGTTGAAACAGAGGCGCCTAATATAGCTAAACTGTCATATCCATGTTGCGTTAACCACATCGAATCTAAAGCGCCTTCAACTAAATAAATTACTTTATTATCCTTTAATTGATTTAACCCAAACAATGTCTTTGATTTTCTAAAACCTTTAGAATACAAATATTTAGGTACAGCTTTAGTTCTTCTGTATATCCAACCTAATGAAATGTCTTGTTCCTCTACAGGAATCATTAAATCCTTGTAATCATTTTGTTTACAATTATATAGGTTAATAATCTTTTTAGTAAACTGTCTATTGTATATCCAATGATTATCATCAACATCATACACCATCTTTTCTTGTGTTTCGGAGGAATCGACTTCATCAATCTCGTAACTGCTGTCTTCCGCAAAAGTACCAAAATCAAAATCAAGGTCTGGACTATCTAATTCGTCTCTTATTTTTTCCCAAGATTTGCCGGAAAGTTTATAAATAAAATAACTTAAACTACCTTGACCACAACCAGCAAAACATATCCATACACCTTTATCAGTGTTTATAGAACAGGATTGTCTATTATCATCATGAAACGGACAATGAATAACGAACTGCTCAGCATTAGGTACGTTAACTCCATATTTTGTTAATACTGAGTACCAGTCCATTACTTATCAATTCTGATTAGTTTGTACGTATCACTTTCTTCGACTACTTGGCGCTTCGATGGTTTATACGGTGGTCGGTCTACTTTGTTCTTTCTAAGAAATAACACGACCTCATTCTCATATCCTTTAGAATCCGTAATACTTCCTTTTCGTATATCTCCCACAGTAATTCCCAGAGTTTCTTCACTCACACCTTTACTGTTTAAGGACTTAACCACAGTCTCACCATCATCGTCTGAGAACCAGTCTAATATATTTTTCATATCATACCTCCTATACTATCTATACTAAAAATCTTCGCCTGCATCTGGCCATTCATAATCCGGTAATTCTTCAATATCACCACTATCTAAACCCCAATTCATCACCGTGGAACTTCTAGGCAATTCTCCATCTCGATACTTCTGAAACTGTATTAATCGTTTTTCCGCATCATTCTCTATAGCAGACATTGCTAATGCAACATCCGATGCTCGTATTAATGCGTCACCAAACGCTACCTGGTCTGCTCTTGGTGGTGTAAATAAATTACCAGCCTCTCTAGTTGCTTGAGTAGATACCATTATAGGTATACCTGTTGAAGTAGCAAGATTCTTTAATCCATAAAATAGTTCGTGTGATTGTTCCCAAGCAGCTTTCTTGGAATTACCCGTGCTAATTAAATACACACCATCAATAACAACAAACTGTGGATTATGTTTTCGTATCAAAGCTGCTATAGATTTAGTGGATATACCGTATTGTCCAGATATATGGTCACATATTAATAAATTCTGTAGATTTGCTAACGCCAAGAAGGACTCGTATTCTTCTTCGTCCATTGGGTCACCTCTACGAATAGCAGTATGTGACAATTTAAAATCTAACATTTGACCGAGAACCACATCAATTCTCATACTAATAGATTCCACCGGCATTTCTGTTGATATTAACAATGTTCTATAATTGTTGTTCATAGCGGTAGCAGCTGAATGAACACACAGCCAGGTTTTTCCTATAGTAGGTCGAGCAAATACTGAGATTAATTCACCAGGCATCCAACCTACTCCAGTTGAATTAATGGTTTTAAAACTCGTAGGAATACCCATCAACCCATCACCCATTTGCCTTCGTTTGGTTCGTTCCTTGTACTGCTTGAATCGTTCCGCACTACCCTTATCGTACAATTGAACATCTTCATCGTAATCTACTTCTATATCTGTCAGTCCAACCATTATATTAGCTATGGTTTGTTTTGGGTTTTCTTTAACTAATTCTCTTTGACTGCGTACAACACTAGTCACTTTTCTGGATAATACTTGGTCTTTAAAGTTATCCATAGCATAATCAAATTTAACAGATTGAGAAGTTTTATCCAATGTAGGAAAGCTCTCACACAAAACATCTACTGAAGGAAACTCACCGTATTGGTCAAAGAAGCTGTTAATAAATTTATACGCATCGCCATGTCGTGCAAAATCTTTATCACTGAACTTAAATGAACGTAGGTTTGTTTTATTATCCAAACCAAAAATAACTGCTGACTCGATGTAATCATAACTCGGCATATTACGAACTCCCATTTTTAGAGTATAACACTCTACTTGATTCATTATATACGTAGTAGGTTACATCTTTGTCATGATTCGTGTCAACTATATTTTTTGCCTCGTCAAACGATTTGTAATCACCCACAATGGTGACGTTTGACCATTGAACAGGTTTCACCACATTATTATTAGGTTCATACGTAATAGCAATAACCCTAAAGTGTCCGAGTTTTGCGTCAGTTGTTTGCTGCTCTGTTGGTTTTTGAATTAACATTCCTTTTCTTCGGACTCGATGTTTTCTCATTTGCCCACTCTCTCAATGTTTTTAATATCTCTTTATACTTCATTCGTTGTGTAGCGTTAGGCAACCAAACAGAATCTAATAAAATAAACTCTCGCCATAGTTTTTTAATTGGCTTATCACCATATCTAAAAACAGAAAAATAAATCTCTGGATTATGAGGAGTGAGATAATATCTAATACCCGCTATAAAATAAGGAACATTTACTCTCTTTTCATTACTTTTAATACAATTTAAGGCAGCACAAGCTATATGAGGTGACCCATGTTCTTTTATAGCACCTTTAATTAATTGCATTTCATCATTAATAAAACCAGCGCCAGTATAATCTACACCATATTTTCGTTTGTACAACTCCATAAAAAGTGTATATATATCTCGTTGATTATAATCAATGATTAATTTTGTACTCATCCGCTAAACCTGAAAACTTCTCTCTTAAAGACTGTCGTACTTTGTAAGCGCTTTCATTTAAATCCTCACTTATTTCTTCCATGGTAAGACCTTCTAATCTTAATTGCAAAAATTTCTGTTCTTGTCCAGTTAAATCTCCGCTCTCAAAAATTAAATCGTCTATCTCAACAATACTTTCATAATCTGTAGGGTCTCGTAAAGCTTCTAGTATTTCATATGGTACCATTCCATTGTGAAATCCTACACCATCTCCATATACCGATGAATCTATACTTTTGGTTTCAGGTTGTTTTTGTGCTTTAGTAATTAAAGTTCGTATTGTATTAACCATAGTAGTGTGTAGATAGGTATGAAAAATTACACCTCTATCTTCATCAAAAGATTTGGCGGCCTTCATAATAGCTATGCGAAGTTCTTGAGCTATATCATCTTTTTCCATACCGACAACAAAAGTATTGGACACCATTTTTTGTATTTTAGGTTCCCATTGTATAATTAAATCATCGTCTATCAGCATGTTTATCCTTCTTACGTTCCCAATATCTTACAATTAATGCTGTAACAAATGACCACAAGATTATTCCAATAAGCAAATAAAATAATGGCACAGTTGTATATCTAGCTAAAACCGCCCATACCATGTCTTCTATCACGTGTCCTATTGATAACGATATAAATAAAGTCCAAAAACTCTTACTTTTAAAAAGTTTGAATAAACCCGACCTGACCATTGCGTCTATTCTACTTTTACTTCGATAGTCTTTGGTTTCTCCTCTTCAGCTTTTGGTAAAGTGATTGATAAAATACCGTCTTTATAAACGGAACTTATTTTTTCAGCCACTACGTTATACTCCACTATGTTTGGAATTATTCTTTTATATTCAAAAGATTTAAGCCCTCGTAATACATACTTTTCTTTGTTATCTGTACGGTCTTCTGATATTTTACTGGATGCTTGTATATGTAGATTACCCTTTTCCATAGTTACTGATAGATTTTCCCTATCAACACCAGGCATCGCTACTTTTACCTCAAACTCACCATTCCTATCTATAATATCCATTGGAAAGCCGGTATCAGCAGTAGCAAATGATATCCACTTATTACCAAATAAATCATCCATATCCTTAAACCACGGCGAATGTTGTAACATGTCTCTCCTCCTATATTTTATAAGTGACCCTACGGGTCATTATCCATTTTATAATGACTATTGTAAACTTGTCAACACAAATGTTCTGCTTTAACTTAATCCTTCTCGTTGTCCACGATAATAGCACTGTCTAGTACAATACAATTTCTTATACCCTCTGTTATAAGTTTGAATGATTTTCGCTCTTTTCCTATAGAAAGGAATTCGGCAAAAAGCACAAGTTACTTTAATATTGTAATATTTAAAATGGCATTTCCCTGTATGAACCTCGCGTGTTGAAGGTTCTTTACACTCTAAACAATATTTTATATTAACTCTTTTAATTCTAGTAGTAGGTGTGGAGGTCTTTGTTAACACCTTATGAATGTACATTCGAGAGACTTCAAATCTCTCTCCTATTTGTTCTAACGTGTCATATGGATGCTCTTGTCTATATGAAACTATTTTATCAATGCGACTTTTTCTTTTTCTTGGCATTAACTTCATCCTGTATAGCATATGCTGGTCTTTCAAAAGGATGTTCTCTAAACCCACCGTAAAACGGTAATAGAGATACATAAATAATGAACCACGGTATAACAAACCATCTCTTTTGGTCTTCCCAATGATATCGTTCATGTGCCTGAACAGCCTCATCATAACGAACTTGATGTTCATAAATTATAAAGGGCCACAGAGTAACTGCGTGAACTCTCTTAGGAAACGGAAATGGTATATGTTTTACTGTTAATTCAATCACTAAGAAACAGTTCCTTCATTTTTGATAGATTATAGCCCAAAATAGCTGTACCATTTGACACCAATACTGGTGTTGCCTTATAACCTAATTTCATTAATTCCATTCGATATTCTTCGTTCTCAACATTCTTTTCTACAAAAGGTATGTTGTTAGTGTTTAACCAAGCCTTGGTCATCTTGCAAGGACCTCAACCGTTTGATGTATATACAAATGTCTCCATAATTATTCCTCCTTAAACATCCGTTGCTGTTGTCCAATCAATATTTCGTCCATGATTGTCTCTAATAGGTTCATCGTTTGGTACTGTGGTTAAATCTTCATGTTGTTTTAACCATGTATATAATTGACTAGTTAAAGATTTATCATTCTGTTTTATTATCGCATCAGCTATATACGAGTCAAAGTCACTAGGACTTAGTTGATATCGAATATGAAAGACAGCGTTCTTCGTTTGTGTAGCATCTGATTTACTTCTAGTTGTGGCATTATGCCATATTGTCGCTTGAAAATAGCAAGTTTTCTGCAAAGGTAGTAATTGTACTTCATTAATAACTACATAAGCCTGTGTATTATCTATCCCACTTCTATCCGTAAATGATATTTGTAACGCCATTCTATACCTCCTCTAATTTAAACTTATATTTCTTACCTGTTAACTCATTTTTAATGTATAAGGTATCTTCGCCCTCTTGAATTATCCAATGTCCTCTTGTTCCGTCTATGTCATTGGGTTCACCATCAGTATTATCTAGAATAAAGTCTCCTCCAGTAACATTATCAAAATATCCGTTGGCATAACGACTAGTGTTAGCTCCTATAGAATAAGTGCTGTCGCCACCAGTATTAGTACTCCCAGTATATCCAGTTGGATATATATTTTTAGAATAAAACCCGCCGGTTTCTTGGTACATTCCTTCAGGTGTAGACTCAGAATCTCCTCTTATACTAACATGAACAGCTCTACCACCATTATATTGCTGCCAAAAGTTTATTCTATCGTCACCTACCCCACTAGTTCCGGGTTTTAAATCGATATTTCCATATGTACATATTAAGATAAGGTTTTTACTCGACCCTTCAGCAGATATATTTAAATCGTGTGACGGTGCTTTTATGATAGTATAACCTTGAGAAGCACCAGAAGCCAACATTTCAAGTGAATAGATATTATCTAAATATCCACCCTGACTAAAGTTAAAGAAATTATGGGTAGCAGCATCGTATCTAAGGTCGGAGTCATCTGATGTAGCAGAAATAGCTGATAGATAACCATCATCATTAACAAACTGTATCCCTCTGGTACCATCACTAGAATTAGAGGAGGTTCCTGATTGCGATGCAAGTTCTCCATATACAGTAAAAGGTACAGAGTCACTAGAAGCTTCTAAATGAAAATTCTTATTAGTATCTGCTGTTCCAGTTGAACGAAATCCAGTTATTCCAGATGCAGATAATACTATTCTAGCACCGGAAGTTTGTCCAATAGGTAAACTATTTAAATAACCAGTATGGTTTTGTGCCATCATTGTAGCTGCTGTATAGTTAGGAACATTTCCTAAACTAACATTTGCTTTAGTAACAACTGTTCCAGTGACAGTAAATGTTCCTGCGCTACCATCCCAAACTATAGAATTAGTGCCATCTCCAATGGCAAAATCATAAGCACTACTACCATCATGTCCCAATAAAAATCCTGCTGTACCAGTAGGTGCGGTGCCATTATGTGTAAAACCAGTTGACTTTATAACGCCACCACCATTCAGGGTTACACCACCACCAGTTATGGTTGTTCCTGCTATTAATCCTGTTTGAGCTTGGTCAGCAGCAGATAAATTTTGGACGTTGCTTAATGCTCCTCCTGATGGTAGAGATGTTAAGTTATTTCCACCTACTGTAAGAGTTCCACTAAAACCAGCAGTTCCATCTGTATTCACATAGAAATTGGGAGTGTGTATAGACCCACCACTATTCAATGTAATATGTCCTGCTGATGCTGTATAACCGCTTGTATCGGCGTCTCCAGACCATATTTTAGAAGCATCTATATTCCAACCCCCTATGTGACCGCCAACGTGGTCACCATCATTTTCCAGAGGAGTAAAACTTAATTCATCTGTTGTAATAGACCCAGCTTTAATATTTCCTGCGGTTATTGAATTAGCTGCTATTGCTGTTGCTGAAAGAGTCTGTACGTTTCCATTAAACGGCATAATTGTAGGAGAGTCTGAGTCATCATCTGAAGCAGCTACGGTAACAAGAGCTAATAAAACTCTATCATCTCTATATGCTTGAGCATAATCTGTGGTAGCGGTTAAAGATGTGGACGCTGAATCACCCACCGTTTTATAAATATAATGTGTTCTTGCTGCAGTTAATGTAAGAGCTTGAACATCTAATATAGTTTCAGTAGTGTCATCACCAAAACTAATAGTCCCATCTGTCGTTTCATTGCCTACAGCAGAACCATCAGCATTTTGACCTTTAAACCATTTAATTACATTCCAATCTGTACCTTTAAATCTAATATCTGTTGACCATGGTTGAGCGCCTTTTTTAGTTAATAAGGTGCCAAGACTATACTTACTAATAAATTTAGAAGCATCGCCTTTAGTAGGAATTTGTAATTGTTGTGTAAAAATAGTAAATTCTGCTTCATTAGCGTATGCTCTAGCATGTGCTATTAAGGCAGTATATTTACCATCATTAACATTTTTCCAAGCATCTTTTCTAACTGTTTTTAAAGCCGTTCCTGTACCAGGATAATATATATAATAATCTATGGGGTTTGCGTATCCAGGTGCGGCATCTGCCATTAAAACAGTACCACTCTGACCAGTATTCCCATCACCTGAGGTGACCATAGTAGAAGCAGTAGTACCCGAACTAATTGTATATTTGTCAGGTCCCGCTGATATAGCTCCCGAACCCCAACTAACTACTGTTGGACTAGTTGAAGTAAATTCCATACTGATTAATGATTTACTAATAAGGTCAACAAATGGTAAGTTTTCAGGTAATCCTTCATCCTCAGAAACACCGTCGGCAAGACCAGAAAACGATGATTTCTTAGCACCACCACCTGCGTGAACATCTTCCATACCTACAAGTTCATATCTAACATTAGATACACCAGATTGTTCAACGTAGTCAATTTTTGTGACTAACATTTGAATGTTAACATTAACTAAATCGTTACGTACTTTAATCATGTCTCCAGCACGTACAGGAACATAATATCTAATATTATC